AGTGACTACATGTAGCGTAATTGCAATGATAACCCCAACACCACAAAAAACGGGTTGGATGAAAAAATTATATTCAATCATCGATATGTGTGCATTGAATATTTGGAAAGCAAAAGATAAATGATTTAGGGGAATTGAGTCATGAATGAAAGAATTATACGAACACGGGAAAATATCTAAACAAGCATACGATGATTATGTCTTCTATAAAAAGGCATTTTGGATCTGCTTTGCCTATGTGCTTTGGGATCTATTTAGATCGTTTGGGTGGCTGTAATGTACGAATACAATTGTGAAGTTACAAGAATAGTCGATGGAGACACGGTTGACGTAATCATTGACTTGGGGTTCGATATATCTTACAAAAGCCGTGTTCGACTCTACGGCATTGATACACCTGAATCCAGGACTAGGGATAAAGACGAAAAAGTCAGAGGCCTGATGAGCAAACAATATTTAGTCGATGAGCTGTCTAAAGGCCAGGTTGTTATAAAAACTTATAAAGATAAAAAAGGCAAGTTTGGAAGAGTGCTTGGTGAAATGTATGTTGCAGACCGTAATATAAACTTAATGATGGTCGATGATTATATGGCTGTGAAATATAAAGGACAAAATAAAAAAGAAATTGAAGAAGAACATATTGTTAACAGAGATGTGTTAATAAAAAGAGGCAAGTTTGATCCAGAAAGCGTATGAAAAAATATATTTCATTGTTTGCTGTATTTTTGTTTGTAAACGATGCACAGGCAGATCAGACTGGAGATTGCACCGCTGGTGAGCAGTATTGTGAACAGAACTCGATGACCACGACATCGGCTACGACTACAACCAATACCAATACCAATACCAATACAAACACGAATACCAATACGAACACCAATACCAATACAAATAACAACACCAATACGACCACAACAACGTCTACTGGTACAAACACGAATACCAATACTAACACCAACAACAACACCAATAACAACACCAGCACGTCAACTGCGACGAATACGAATACAAATAACAACACCAACAACAATACGTCGACGACGACTGGAACCAATACCAATACCAATACGTCAACGAACACGAACAACAACACCAGTACGTCGACGAACACCAATAACAACACAAACACAAGTACCAATACCAACAACAATACAAGTACATCGACCAATACAAATACCAACAACAATAACAATACCAGTACGTCAACTAATACAAACAACAATAACAATACCTCAACAAGTACAAACACCAACACAAACAACAACAACAACACGTCGATTTCTAACAACACAAATGTAAATAAAAATGAGTCGAACTCAAATTCAAATGTGCAGACCAATAACAAAAATGTTAACGAAAACAACAGCACTTCTGACAACACCAATCGAAACATCAATGAGTCAAAGTCTGAACAAACTATTAATCAAAACATCACGACTAAAGCACCGCCTGCTTCTGCGATTGCTCCTTCTATAATGAGCTACAGCCAAGACTTATGTACTGTAGGTCGGTCTGGTGCGTTCCAGGGACAAGTATTTGGTTTATCGGCTGGAAGAACTGTTAGAGATACAAACTGTGAACGATTAAAATTAGGAAAGTATTTATACGACATGGGTATGAAAGTAGCCGCTGTCGCTATTATGTGCCAAGACGTTAGAGTGTTTAGTGCTATGTTCATGGCTGGCACGCCTTGTCCATATGAGGGAAAGATAGGCGAAGAAGCAAGAGTAGCATGGGCGGCTAACCCTAAAGATAGACCAGACTATAAAGAAGCAAAAGCCAGTTACGTTGCTAAGTGTACTAGGACTGAAAATTCTGCCGGACAAAATAAATCAAGAATAACTTGTAAGCGTGAATTTGATAAGGGCAGTTAGTTTAGTTTTTGTTCTATTTATACCTACATTAAATGCAGGATATATTTACGAAGCAAATCAGTCTCTTATTGATTTAAAAACAAACTATATAGCTACTTCTAACAATATGGGCGTTGGAGATGATCAGGTTTCAAGCACTTTTAATCTAGACTTTACTTTTACTTTTTATGGACAAGACTTTACTATGGCAAAGATGGCAACTAATGGTTGCCTTCACTTCTGGAAATCAGGTTCAAGCGGTTACTGTAATGACTACACACCTGATCCACTGCCTGAAATCACATACACACTATATCCTTTTTGGACTGATCTAATACGAGACAACGGCTCAAGTGTGTTGGCTAGGAACTTTACCGACAAAACAGTCTTTGGGTGGTACAACCTACGGGAATACAACCGAGGCAACACAGATAACTCTTTTGAGGTCATATTATGGAAGTCAGACGACAGCTTTGAATTTCGATACGGTGGGCTGGATATAATAAACCACGATGTATTGATCGGTGAACAAGGCGCAGCAGACGAGTTATACACCTATTTATTTCACGATGAGTGCAGCACAGGCACAACAAACGTTGCAGGCACTTGTGTTAATACGAATTGGAACAGTACATCTTTTAATACTTTATTGGAAAATGGTGGAAGTTTATATGGTGTAGGTGCTGGTAACGGGTTGGATTGTAGCAATCCTTTAAACAATACCGCATGTACTGGCTACCAAGCGGCTTTTTTAACTCAACAGTGTGATTTAGATGGATTGTATTCCACTCAATGTCCTAACTATTGGGACGATTTGTTTGATTACGAGTGTACTTTGGACTCGCAGTATTCGCCAACTTGTGCTGGATATATGGTCGAAACTTTTATTGAAGATACCTATTACGAAGAAGATATGTATGGGTATGACACCTATGAAGATGAACAATATGGATATTATGATCCATATCAAGAAGAAGATTATTTCTTTGAAGAAGACCTTTTATATACTGCTGAGTTACAGGGGATAGAGCCTTACCAAGAAGAACTATATTACGAAGAATACTACGAAGAAGAACTATATTACGAAGAAACACTGTATTTTGAAGAAGAATACCTTGAACCCTTTGTAGAAGAATTTGATGCATTGCCCGAAGAAATCTTTATTCCGTTAAGTTATATTGAAGAAGAACCTTATGTAGAACAGATATATCAAGAAATATTATTGGTAGAAGAATATTATCAAACAGATTACGATCTCCCGGTATTGGAAGATATTTTATTGGATCATTTTGAGCATGAAGAACATCTTGAAGAATTTATTGAAGAAGAATCAACAGAGTTTTTAGAATTTGAAACCATAGAAGAGTTAGAGGAGTGGATTGAAAATGAAGAAACTGAAGAACTGCTTGAGGAACTTGCAGATGCAAACGAGGAAGAAGTTCGAGACTTGGAGGATACGGAGACAGTTGAAGAAGAAAGCCAAGACCGAGAGGAAACTGTCGAAATTGCTGTCGCAGAGAATGAAGATAAAAAAGACAACAAAAAAGCAAGACAGTTAAACGTTGTTGCGGATTCAATACGGGCCGCAGGCAATAGTGTCAGTGGTACAACCTCTGGAACGTCTGCACAGGCCACGGGTACATCTATCTCATCAGGAGGCTCTTACGCTTCTTCTGTGGCTTCTGGTGGTGTTTCTAACCCTACAAGTACCGCAGTGGCTAGTTCAGCGTCAGGAGGCGGTATAAGCACCAGTAATTCGCCTAGTATCTCAGCTCAAGTTGCAAGTTCTGCTATTCAGACTCAACAAGTTTTATCAATGAGCTCTAGCAGTGTTGAAGCAGGTGGCAATAATACTGCTGTTGGCGGAAGTGGATCAAACACCATGGGGGGTAATAATGCCGCAAATGGCGGTTCAACAATTGTTGCCTCTAACGCCTCAACAAATACAAGCGTTTCAAATAATACTACTGGCTCACAAAATGCAACAGTTGGTCAAAGTGATGCAAATACTAGTGGTTCACAAAACACAGCAGTTGGTTCAATGGAGTTAGAAATCGATACGGCTATGTCTGAAATGTCAGCATCTGAAGCCGATTTAATTGCCGATCAAATCGTTGCTCAAAACATAGAAGACCAAAAGGATCAATTGGAACAGCAACAACAAGAAACAGGTGAGTATGGCGACGAAGCACAGTTAATTGCATACATGGGTTATGTCCCAGGGTTTAGCGCGTATGGCCAAGTTGAAGTTCCACAACCTAGCGTTTGGTATGAACCTGAGTTAATATATACTAATGTTAATATTCCAGATAATAACTCAGCCTTTCGTGGGCTATACGGTGAAAATTTAACTGGGATGAATAATTTAATGAATATGCAACCTAATTTATAGAGGAATAATATGGATTGGTTTCAAAACAAAACAACACAACTGATTGCATTGGCTGGTATTGTCAGCACATTGGCTGGTTTCGGCTATACGGGTGCGACGTACGTTAATCGTATAGAAAATCTTGAGTCTAAAATGGCTCGTTACATTAATGAGATAGATGCACTGGCTGATCAAGTTACAGACTTGGATAAGAAAGTAGTCGCAGTTGACGAGCAAATTAAATCGTTAAACATAGAGACACAAGATTTAAGCCCTATTAAGGACGATATTATTTTATTGCAAACAAGCGTTGCGGGCATTAATGCAAGCGTCGATTCTATATACGATGATGTTCAAAGCCTGAAAAACAAAAACGATAACCCATTGGCGAATTGATATGAGTGACGAACAAGATTACCATCCTAGCAGTAGATTTGGTGGAGACATGTCTAGAAACGAAGTTGAAATGGACTTATCCAAGTTTATGGAAATGCTTCAAGAGAACGCTTCGCTTAAAGATCGAATCAGAGAACTTGAAGATGTAAAGAACGACAACCCTTATCAAAAGTTTATTTTTGTAGCACAAGCAATAGACTCTTGGAGAATTATACCCAGAGCTTTTTTAGCGGTGTATATGTATTTACTGTATTTCACAACCTTTTGGTTCATGGACTTAACAGACCCTAGTTTTGAACAATCGGGTTTAATTTCAATTGTTGTGGGTGCTGGTGCAGCCTGGTTTGGACTCTATACCAATAGCCATAAAAAAACATAATGTCTAAAAAGAAAAAAAGAGATTATGCAAGCGAATATAAAAATTATCACTCTAGGCCAGAACAAAAATTAAATAGGGCCGCAAGAAATAAAAGCAGGAATGAATTAAAGAAAAAAGGCAAAGTAAGAAAAGGCGATGGAATGGATGTTCATCATGTAGATGGAAATCCACGGAATGGTAAAACAAGCAATTTAAGAATTGTTCCTAAAAAAAAGAACAGATCATTTAGCAGAGTATAAGGAGGACAATATGCTGTATGCAAAAACAATAGGACTAACAAAATGGTTCAAAACAACATTTCTTGGTTACAAAGAAGAAAAAGTTCGTGCTAGAGATGAAGATGGCAAGTATGTAGGCGATGATAAATCAACGCCAGATGTCAATGAAGCATATACTACCGTTGCAGTAAAACCTAAAAAGTAAACTCAATTATGGGTTTCCCTTTTGAAATTATAACCATGCTCGGTTCTACTTTGTTAAGTAGTTTATTAAGCATTTGGTCGCAAAGCAGAAAGGCTAAAGAAGAACAACAAAAGCTTCTTATAACAAGAGGTGAGTTCGAGATGAAAGCCGTTGCTGCCGCAAGAGATGTGAAGGACAAGGGTTTTGCTTGGACCAGAAGAATTATTGCATTGACTGCTATTTTTGCAATTGTGTTATTGCCAAAACTGGTAGCAGTGTTTTATCCAATGGTTGCTGTAACAGTTGGATATACGAACTGGAACCCAGGATTCTGGTTTTTTAGAGAGGGGCGAGAGGTTTTTGAATGGATTACATTTCAAGGTTTGGTCATAACTCAATTAGATACCAATTTAGTATCTGCCATAATTGGTATGTACTTTGGTGGTAGTTTAGTTAAAAAATAAAAGTTATTATATTTAAATGCCGTACAGCAAATACATATTAAAACCCGGTATTAACCGAGAAGGAACCGATTACAGCAACGAAGGTGGTTGGTTTGATGCCAATTTAATAAGATTTAGAAAAGGATTGCCTGAAAAAATAGGCGGTTGGCAGAAAATTACATCTAATTATGTCTTGGGAATAGCAAGAGCATTGCATGGTTGGGTTAATTTAGGCACCACTAAATTTTTAGGCATTGGCACAACATGGAAATATTATGTGGAGTCAGGAAATGTTTTTAATGACATTACTCCTATAAGAGCTACAACTTCAGCGGGTGATGTTACTTTTGCAAAAGTTGCAAATGACGATGCAACAATAACAGTAAGCGACACAGCTCACGGCGCAGTTCAAAATGATTTTGTTACTTTTAGCGGTGCAGCCAGTTTAGGCGGCAACATTGTTGCCAATGTTTTAAACCAAGAATATCAAATAGCAACCATTGTTAATGACAACAGTTATACCATTGAAGCCAAGGACACGGACGGCGACACTGTTTTAGCCAACAGCAGTGATTCGGGCAATGGTGGATCAAGCACGGTTGGTGCTTATCAAATTAACGTGGGCCTCGATGATTATGTCCCTGGTTCAGGGTGGGGTGCATCTTCTTGGGGATCGGGTGGTTTTGGCTCAACGTCTGCCCTTTCAGAAACCAATCAGTTGAGATTATGGAGTCATGACAATTTTGGCGAAGACCTCATCATTAATCCAAGAGCCGGTGGCGTTTATTATTGGGACCAAAGCAGTGGGCTTTCGACCAGAGCTGTTGCTCTGAGTTCTTTATCGGGTGCTAATTTACCGCCTACCAAAGCTTTGCAAGTATTGGTTAGTGACATTGACCGACACGTTATTTGTTTGGGCGCAGATCCTTTAAATGATTCGGGCACGGCAAGGACTGGATCCATTGATCCCATGTTTGTTTGTTGGTCCGATCAAGAAAACGCGACTGAATGGGAGCCAACTTTAAGCAATACGGCTGGTTCTTTTCGTTTATCGGCAGGCTCATCCATCGTTGGTGGGTTAAGAGCAAGACAAGAAACGCTTGTTTGGACAGACATGTCTTTATATTCAATGACATTTATTGGTTCCCCCTATACTTTTAGTACAAATTTAGTCAACGAAGGCGTGGGTCTGATTGGCCCTAAAGCTTCAATCAATGCACCCAACGGTGTTTTTTGGATGGACCTAAAAGGATTCTATTTTTATAACGGCTCAGTCGCTGCATTGCCGTCTTCGGTTCATGATTATGTGTTTAGCGACATTAATTTAGTTCAATCGTATAAGGTGTTTGGGTTTCTAAACAAAGCATTTGATGAAGTCGGTTGGTTTTATTGTTCTGGAAGCAGTACAGAGATTGATCGTTATGTTCTTTATAACTACGTTGAACAAACCTGGTCTATTGGACAATTGGCAAGACACTCATGGTTAGATGAGGGCGTTGAAGATTACCCAAGAGCAACAGGCACAGATACTTATAACTATTTGTATAAACATGAAACAGGCAACGATGCAGATGGATCGCCGATGGATAATGTTTATATTGAGTCCAGTAGTTTAGATATTCAAGAAGGCGATTATTTTACTTTTGTTAATCGCATTATTCCCGATATAAGATTTACAGGCTCAAACAGTAGTGCGGCGATGAATATTGTGCTTAAAAAACGAAACTGGCCAGCAGAAAGTTTAAGCACTGCATCGACCACTTCCGTTACTTCTTCTACAACAAACATCAATACGAGAGCCAGAGCCAGACAAGTTGTTCTTCGTTTTGAGTCAGACGATGACAATTCAGAAGGATTGAGAGAGGGTTTAGGATTTCGTGTAGGAGCTACTCGGATGGAAATTAGACCTAACGGTAAGCGTTAATGGCAAAACTGCTTGAAACGAGGCTTCCTAATGCCCAGGGAGAGGTTTCGCCCGACGTTTATAATC